AAAGATTTTACTTAAGTAATCATTCTCTACAGTCTCTTCAATCTTTCTAGATAACTCACCCATGCTCATCATGCTTCGGACAATCTTAGGGCTTTCACCAAAGCTTGCTGCTAGTGGGTTAAAGCATATGTCAAAAGGACTAATACGAACAAGCTTTGGCCCTACGTAGTTTACTGTTCTTTCACCATCTTCGTATTCAGTGTAGTCTCTATCAAACTCTACCGTAGCAAAACAGTTACCGTACTGAATGTAGTCATTGATTAGTTTGCTTGTAGTGTTTACAAAGTCAGACTGTCTTATCTTGTTTTCCATGTAGGCTTGGATAACATCACGCTTGCTCTTTATGTCTGAGGCTGCATCGTTAGCTTCAAACCTAAACCAACGCTTCTGAGGAAACAATGCTGAGAAATAGTTAGCGTGTAAGTTGTCAGCTATCTGTGTAAGCTTTGGAGTAGTCGTACTGTTAGTCCAAGGTAGTTTACTATTGGACGTAGTGCGAGTATCAGTAGCGTAAATGTAATTACGTAACTCTTTCCACTCTTCAACTTTTGTTCGTCTTGCGTTGTGCCATTGTGTCCAACGATCTGCTATGTCTTCTGCTAGACCGTGAGGATCAATCATGGTTTGAAGGTCAATAGTTGTTCCAGCCATTAGAAGGAAACTCCACCAAATCTTGAGTTAAACTGTACCACGTTATCTCTACTCCTACGTATTACTCTAGCTGGTTTGACAGCCATGTCTATGACTGAAGCTAGTGCGTCTATAACATCATCGTGAGCAGGGTTACGTGATGACAACTCTTCTTCTAGTATCTGAGTATTACCACCTCTGTAGTGCCATATACCCATGTTGTCATAGCGAGGCTCAAGTATCGAAGCTATACGCTCTTGTTTATTACCTTGGTTCTTATTAGGTCTAAACTCATCAATACTTATAGCTAGTCCGTGTTGCTTGATAAGTTCTTTGAGTTGTTTGACGATTGCCATTTGTGCGACTGTTGTTTCTGCTCTGAGCTTTCTGAATGACCACTTGTTTGACATATGGAGTATGTGTTCGAAGTAATCAGATATTCTGTCAGTCCTGAATCTGTCGATGTCCAAGACGTAGACGTTGTTTTCTGCATCAATCCCTACCACAACTATTGCTGTATAGTCAGCACGTTTGTTTAAACTAAAAGCAAAGTCAACAGCAGCAAATACGTTTAGTCTACTATCCTTGTAGAACATATAACCATTGTCTTCTTTTATATGCTTTCTTTCGAAGTACTGAAACTTGTCTGGTGATACAGGTACGTTGTCAGGGTCTGTAGGATCGTTGTAGTACTGTGCTCTGAACTGTCCTTTGTCTAGGTACTGACCACGCTTCTTTGCCAGTATCTTCATGTCAAACCCAAACCACTTACCGTCTTTGCGTTGGGTTCTAGGCCAAAGGAACTCACCTGTGCCATCACCTCGTTCTTCTACAGGTTTCTCAAATATCTCGTAGATACTATCCTCACCTATCTTATCACCTTTTGTATTGTACTGATCCTCTGTCATCTGTAGTAGATCGTTGTATAAATCAGCAGGGTGATACCTAGTTCCTACTACCCACTCTTTCGCTTCAGCACCTTCAATAGACGAGAGAAGAGAGTATTGACTTTTAACTTTATTGCGTCCTTCGCCTGTGTAAGCATTTTCGTACACCACGCAGTCATCGAGGACAGCAATGTCACAATGTAGACCTGTAAGCGAAGTAGTGAGTCCACCAGTAAAGATCGAAGGGTCTCTAACATTTTCTTTCTTTCTTAATGGATGGTCTAACATAATCTCTGAGTTAGTCCATCGTGTACGTTTACCTTCATCAAAGTTTACGTGGTCAGGCCAATACCTTCTGTATATCTCTGAGGTTAGTATGCCTTTGATAAAGCCTAGTTGTTTCTCAGCAAGGTTAGCTGTAGCTGATATGTACAGTATACGCAATGTTGGGTTCTTTGTCAACTCCCAAGCTACTCTAAACGCTATTAATCTTGACTTACCGTGATCCCTAGGGAAGAGTAATAGTTGGTGCGTCTTTGAGTCAGGTCTTATCCACCAGTTACAGACATCTTCATGGGCTTGCCCTAGTACCTGCTCTGGTGCTACTAACCTTATGAATGTTACAAGATCACTTTCAGCAGCAATCCTGATTTGGTCTAAGGGTGTCATCAATCCGCTGCGGCTATCTCGTTAGAATCTTCTTTTGACCACTCAAGTATGGCTGCGTAGTGGCGGTTAGCTGGGTCAAGGGGAACAGACATAACGACACCATCTATCGTTGCTTTTATACAAACATTTTCTCCGCCAAACGAGAAATATTGTGCTGAAGTAATATCCATAGTTTATAGCTCCGCATCTGCTGTGTAATGAAAGTGCAAGTAATTAGTATCTGAACCACTAATAACAACACTATTATGCGCTTCACCGTTATTCAAAGAACTTATATTAACATCTGCGCCAGCATCATTATTTCTAGCTTTTCCAGCAGTTCCTGTTGCAGGAGAATAATAAGTCATTGTTGCACTAGCACGTTTAGTTTGTTTATAAAAAACTGTTGGGACAGCGTTTGCTCCTGATTGCCTAATAGTTACAACTGAGCTTTGTGTTACAGCACTAGGAGCAGTTGCTAGGTCATAACTTTTCTCAAAATACCTTTGGCACCGTGCAAGCTCATCACCAACGCTTCGTGGATGCTCAAAGGGCGTGGCTTCTGAGCCGACTTCTAGCTGGACGCCAGTGAGATACCAATCATTACTTGTGCTATCAGCTAGGTTAACTTGACCAACAGCCCTGTTAGCTTGAGTGTTAGCACCCCACGAAGTTTGTAAAGTGCCTGACTGCCAGTTTGAACCATTAGCAAGCATGAAATTTAATTGGATAGAAGTTGCGTTATTGTTTGTTATTGCACCTGTTGTATCACCATCAAAAGTAAGTATTTTCTTTTCCCAAGTGTTTGCATCACTAATTGTGTACGCTCTACTTATATGTCTAGAATTATTATTATCGAAAAGCTCTGTAATATAAGTACCTGTTTTAGCCGACTTTACCCAAAACGATAAAGTTACTTTTTCTGCATTTGCAGTTCCTTTTTTTAATCTTTGTAAGTTTTGACCTTCGAACCTTTGAAAAAACAAAAACTCTGTATTAGCAGCTAAACTTCCGTTGGCTGTTGTGCAATCAAATTTAATTGAATTTGCAAATCCTTGACCAGTAGGTGTGTCTGTTGATTGGGTGATAGTCCAAGTTCCTGCTGCATTTAAATATCTACCAAATCTGTCAACAGTATATGCTTCACCTGATGATACACTAGCAAACGAAGTACCTCTTTGAGCAACAGTCATAGCTCCATTAATTATAAGATTCCTGTTCGACAAGGCACCGCTATCGTAAACCGAAGCTAATTCAGCTAGTTCTCTTGCTTTAGTCATTACTCTGCCTCCAGTGCATCTAGCCTATCTTTGATAGCCGTGTTCTCTGTTTCGAGTGTTTCAACTTTTGCTGAAAGTTCTTGAATTGCCTTCATTAAGACTGGTACAAGATTGCCTTGATCAACTTGCCATTTTGTATCGCTATCATTATCAATAGTTAAATCGTCTTCATTTCTAGGAGCATTAACTGCAAACGGAAAAATATCTATTAATTCTTGAGCAATTACTCCTGTCCAAGTTCCTCTAGCATTCCTATTATTGTAAGCTGTATCTGAAGGATCATCCCAGTTAAAATCTACAACACGAACCTGATTAATTTTATTAACAGCCGCCATTGTTGTGTCTATAATATTTGTTTTTAATCTTTGATCTGATGAAACTTGTATAGCAGCATTACCAATATATAAAGTTGCAGAACCTCCCCCTGCCGATGATGACCTTATCTGATTGTCTCCGCTTAAAGCCCCAACATAAACACCTTCATTTACCATTATGTTTCCAGAAGCAGCAGAAAAAGAAGTGTTTCCAAATGCTACACCACCACTAGAATTAATACGCATACGTTCTGCTGTGGATGTAGCAAACAACATTGCGTCATCAGAATGATTATACTGAAAGTATCCTCTATAAACATCTGTGCCAGTTTGACCATCACCAAAAAGTATAGAAGAAACACCACTAGTTCCTGCAGTAAATGCAATCTCTGAATTAGCACTAGTGTTACTTATGTGAAGTTGACGTAGAGGGTCTGCAGTTCCAATCCCGACATTACCTGTGCTTCTTTGTATTCTCATAGCCTCTGTAACAGTATCGTTTACTATTCTTGAAAAAACAGGGTCACCAGTTGATGGGTCAAGACCTACATCAAGACCATAAGCCGCTGCACCAGACGCCCTTTGGGTAACACGAAGTATTCCTAGTTTATTACTACCGCCAGAAATATCTAAATCAGCATCAGGGTCATTAACGCCAATCCCAACATTACCGTCATGTGTTATACGCATAGCTTCTGATAAAGTTCCACCTGTTGCAGTTTCAAAAGTAAGGTGCGCTGCATTTTCAGCTGTTCCCTCAGCCTCACCCGTAATTTGAGCTACAACATTACCTCCACTACCTCCTGTTTGCATTGCAAGTTGTATCTTTGCAAAGTCTGTTCCATCTGAAACATTATTATGTCCAAACAAAGCTAAAGAAGCAGGGCTTGAAGAAGCGTCATTTATAATTCTAACCTGACCTAAGTTTCCCCCTTTTGATGCATCTCCAATAATTATATTTTGGTCAGAATCAATCCTCATAGCCTCAGTAGGTGCATTGTTATCACTACCATCATTGGTCTTGAAGATTAAGTCACCCTTCTGGTCATCCGCAGTGCCATCGTGTGATGCCTGTATTGCAGCCAGTGTACTAATCTCACCACCTGATTGCTCACCTTGGAATGATATAGCACTTTCTCTACCACCGTCTGTGTCTTCATGGGTAGGGTTCTTAGTGGTAATGTTTTCAAATGTTTGATTAACTAAACTAAAAGAGTTGAATGACTCAAAGTCTAGTACATCACCTGTGTTAGCTGCAGATGCTAGTACAACGTCACTACCGTTCGTGGCTGTATAGTCTGTGCCATTAACAAGGCGTACACCGTTAAGGTAGACTGATATGAAAGCACCATCTGTATAACCATTTGTGTTAAAGGTTGTCTGAGCAGCAGTTGCTGTAAAGCTTTCTTTGTTTTGTATACCCTGTGGAACAGGTATATTGCCTATGTATCCAGCCATTACTCAGCCTCCAGTGTCGTTACTCTCGTTATGAGGTCAGCTATTTGTGTTGCTTGGGTTGTGTTCTGTGTTTCAAGTGCATCTATTTTTGTTGCTTGAGCAGTAATTGTGGCTTGCTGTTCTTGGATTGCTTTAACTAAAGTTGGGATCATATCTCCCATTTTAAGACCTTTAGCATCAGATAGCTCTGTGTGTTTAAAATTATCAATAAGGTCAGGTAAAACAGTCTCAACCTCTTGAGCTATAAAACCAGCTACATTTTCACCATCACCGTTAATCCAATCAAATCTTCTAGGTTGTAAGGCTAGAACTTCATCCAAACCAGTATCTAAATCAGTTATGTTTTCTTTTAGTCTTTGATCAGATATTGCTGAAATAGATGTGCTTGTAGCATGGATAGTTCCTCCATAATCAACGTAAAACCGAAATGAACTTACACCTGTTGAATATACAGTTAATGTTTCTTGAGAACTATTTGAAAAACCAGCAATACTAAAATAACGGCCATCATCTATAAAAGCATGACCAGCATCTGATGTTTGGGCAGTGCTTGTTTTATTAATCATCACACTACCGCTGTTGTCGATACGCATACGTTCTGCATCGTTTGTCATAATAGCTAAATCGTGATTAGTAGATGTTCCAACAACGGGATTTGAATCACCCATAAACACATCAAACTTAACTGTGTTATCATCCCCCTCAACTCTTAGCCTTGGGTTATCACCTTTTATATGAAAATTACACGCTGGAGCCGAAGTTCCAAGTCCAACATTACCATTTAAATCAAGAGTCATTTGAGGGTTTGCTCTTGCATCAATACCGTTAGTTGCAATGTTTAGATTACCAGTTGATGAACGATAATCAAACGTAGCTCCTTTTGAACCACCTTCGGATAAAGTTAATTGCTCTTGTGAATCTGTTACATGAAGTCTTACATCAGGAGAGTTTGTTCCCAAACCTAAATTTTGT